GCTACTTCCAGGCCCAGGAACTTATCCCCTGAAGCCAGGGATGTTGCCAGGGTTGAATAAAACCAACTTTTACCCATCTTAGATGGTGCTGTTAGTAATACATTGTCACCCACTCGAAATAATTTATCCACCAAAGGTTTTCTTTTAATTAATTCATATTGTGGTGGAAATTCTGAGCCAGGAATAATAGGAGGCAATCCACCTGGGTCATTAAGATCCAAATTAGGGTCTTTATATAAGTCTTTTTCAGTCCTGTTGAACCTAGTTTTTTCGGTATGCAAATGCTTGGTTTGTTCAACCAGGTCTTTGACGAAATTAATTGAATCATCCATAGTAAATTACTTTCTGTATTTTGTTGTTATCTGTTCTCTTACCCCAGGGCATACGGACCAATTGACTTGGCCTGAGTGAAGCAGGGTCTGCACCTAACATGGTTGCCAAATTAAGGAATTTATAAACTTTCCTTTCATCTTTGTTTTCCACTTGAAACCAGGCATGTAGGCTTTTATTGCCTGACCAAACTACCATCCTAAGTGGCATGTCTTTTGCCAGTCTGTCAATCAACCCTGCCTGTGTGTCCCAATTGCCTGCAATATTTGGCAAGTCACTTTCAAATACTACGAATTTTCGTGACAATATATTATCCAGGCACCTGCCCCTGTCATGCCCCTTTAGTGGATTAGGGCACAAATATTGGTAAGGTTCCAATCCATCTTTAATCCAGTCTTCACATGCTTTTACATCTCGGCCATTAAACACTTCTTTACACAAATGAAGAAGTGTTTCATCAGCATAAAGATTAGCCAATATTTCAGCCTGGCTAGGAATGCTATCTGAACGGGAACGAAGGTCATCAATGTCCCCCCTGCAACCAAACTCATTAATTAGTTCATTACTAACTTTTTTCTTTGGCCTTACATAGCGTTTTGTTGTCTCATCAGTTGCCTGGTAAGTATAGTTTACAGCCCGTTCAATTTCACCTGGTTCTAATTCTCTCCTGGTTACTTTTTCCGATGCCTTGTACATCATGTCCACAGCCTTTTCAGGTGGAACATTACAGGATTTTAAAATACCTGCACTTTTTACAATGCTTACATGATACCCATATCCATTTTTGTCCAGTCCATCTAATAATCTAGTTAATTTATCATGGGGACTAGACCCCTTATTTAGTCTTGCCATTTCATCACCTTTCCAGTCCCAGGGACAATCAAAATTGTTTCGGTATGGGTCATCCCATAACCATGCCAAAGCTAAGGCAGTTTCAATTTCAACTGAATTTTCTGAGTATGTCATTTAATTGTTTAATAATATTTTCAAGCACAGCCCTTTTGCTTACATCCGATTCAAGCATGTGCTTTAGCCTTTGTTGAAGAGTTTGTATTTCCTCGGATAATTGTTCACATTTTATCTGATTTTCAGATTTAGTAATTTCACAATGACCCCCTAGTTCAAGGGTCACCTGTGTATCCAGGTTAAGAGTTTGCTGACTTTCGCTTAACATAAAATGCTAACTCCTCGGTTGGACACAATTGATGGATCTTTACTTTTATAGCCTGTAAATAAAACCATTGATCAATCACTTCATCTTCCAGGTCATTTATATTTACATCCACGGGTAAATATCCCCCATGCTCCTGTTGACCCTTATCATATTTTGCCCTGGCTTTTTTAAGAAACCTTTCCATTGCAGTTTCTCGAAACCTGGCAGATTTTATGAGTAAACTTTCCTCTTCGGCATTTTCCTCTTCGGCCTTGCCATTAGCCACATTTTCCATCTCTTGCATAATTCTTCCCCTTCCATTTTAGTTTTGGCCCTGGTTGCCAGGGTAGGAAAATTATCCCCCCTGGCTAACCTTGGACCGATTGGTTGCTCGCCCATGACTGCATTCCAGTATCGACAGACCCATCTAGGTCCTATTTTTACCAGTACAATATCTTCCTCAAGATCGAGGGTCATACTTGTTCCTTATTCGCCACAGAGCATTCACTATTTTGAATGTTTCATAACACTCTTCCAGTTTGCTAGGTTTGTACGAATGAACCCTAAACTTTGCCATTCCATCATCATCAAACTCAGTGGTGCTTATGTAGGCATTTGCACCCCACACTTCATGGTTATTTAGTGCCTGTTGCCCCCATTGGGCACAGGCATAAGCACTAATTTGTTCAGGTTGACCAGGGTAGGGTGACGACGGGATTTTCTTGGTGCTTTTCCAGTCTAATATGAAAGGTTGGCCCCCTTTGGTATGAGCGATAATATCTGCCGTGCCTGCATACCCCTCTTCAGTGTTGATGACTACCCGTTCGCATTCCTCAAGCTCAAAGCCCTTTCCGTTAAAGTAATTAACGGCAGGGGTCACAAATGGCATTAAATCGATATTAATCTGCTTCAGGGTTTTTACCCCTGTCAGTACAGATTCAATTCCATCATGGATCCTGGTCCCTAAGTTTGAAGCTGAATCATCCCCGTAGATTGCATTTTTGACCCTGCGTTGAAAGTCTTTTAATGACTCACCTTTTTTAGGGCCATTATTATATGCTTCCTCAATCATTGAGTTTTGCTTCCACATTTCAAGCCCAGGGGCAGACTCTATTTTCTGTATTTCAGTTACAGAAAAATAGAGTCCTTCCTTTTTGGCTTTTGCAGGGGTTAAATCAAAATGAGGGTTACCCTCTCTGTCGTAACAATGAGGCATTAGAATGGATCCTCTTCGTCATCATCCTGTTTTTTCTTGGTAGCCTTTTTCTTAGCAGGCTTATCCATTTTAGCAGGTTCTTCCTCTTCATCTTCCTCACTAATCCAGTCAGGAATGGGTGATCTTCTATCGCCAGGGACAGCAGTGTTGATTGAAGGAACATCGTCTTCAAGTTTCTTATTAATCTTTGCAACAGACTGCACGAAGCTGTATTCCTTACCTAACTTGGACTTGCGTGTGCCTATTGTGACCATTACTTTCTTCCCTATTTCATCACAATAATCATATTCTTCGCCCAATGGTGGAAGTTTGCCCCGTATTGCTGTTAATAGTTTGACTAGGTTGCTTCTTTCGTCAGCAGATTGGGTCATTTCACCCGTCATTGCCAGGCAGGTATCACCATCATCATCAGTGAAGGCAAATAAGAACCTGGTAACATCTCGTTCAATCATTTCACCAGGGTTATTAAAGTCTTTAACTAAGACTCCGTCATTATCAAGTATATCAAGAAGAAGACCAGGAAAGGTACCTTCTATTGCTTTTTCATCTGACAGGTTCCAGGACCGATTGGATCCACCTGTTTTAGGTTTTACTTTTAATATTGCCATAATTTATTTTAGGTTTTGGTTTAGTAGTTTTATTACGAATTTAGTCATTGATATGCCTTCAGCATATGCCTGGACCATTAAATGTTTTTTTAGTTCAACAGGTAGGCACACACTTAATTGTGCCCCTGGTGTTCGTGGATTAGATTTTTCCATTATTACTTTCCTCAAACACACCATATTCTTTATGATTTTTGAGTGATTTGATGTTTAAATAATAATCAATATTCTTCCATACATCTTGAGAAAAAGTATGCCAGGTTCCGTCACTGAACAATATGTGGGCACCTGCACAATAAGCATAGTCTTCAATTTTATGACCCTCGACTGGTTCCCACCTAGTTTTTACAAGAATAATGTGATCAGTGTTTATAAATTTTAATGTTTGATATTGATTCGAGTTTTTTAATTGAATTATCATGTTTTTATTCTCATTTATTAAAAAACCAGTGAGCAATTAAGATTGCATCGGCAGTTTTAAGGTTAACTTTTAATTTTGGATACAACCTGAGTGCATGTTCTTTCAGTATTCTTTTCCGTTGTGGCCCTGTGCTTTTATGCAAGTTGGGTAATCCCTTTTGCCACACTTTTGGACTTACCAGGTGACAGGGTATTTGCAGGCCCATTGCCAGGCCCTCAAATTGACCACAATTCTTTCCTAGTTTAAACCCTGCTGAAGATGGGATGTTTTTCCCTACAAAAGGGGGAACATCTTCCAGGACCATTTGTACAGGTTCTGTTTCATTTGCCAGGTAAGGACGAATTTCATCCAAAAAGTCTGCCATTGTGGTGAAGTTTTCAGCAACACAGACATTGTTGTTGGAGCAAATTGCATATCCACCTGATTTTCCAGGGTCTACTGCTATTGTAATCATCTTGTTATTAAAGACCCTGCCCCAAATAAAGATACTGCAAAGCAAAACATGACATAAAACCATGCCAGGAGTGCTAATGTGAACATAGCTATAAATAACATCCTGGATTCTTTTTCCTTACACATTTTGACCTTCTTCTTTTAAGAGCTTGTCAATTTGTCTTTTAACTAATGCAGAAACGGATCTGTCTTGATCAAATGCCAGTTTCCCTAGTTTTGCTTTATACCCTTTAGGCAAATGCACACTTACAATTTCCCTTTCTTTAGTTATGCCAACCTTTTTTGTTTTAATAGTCATAGTTAATATTTCCGTGGTTTAGTTAATGTGGTAGTTGGTACATTAAAAAACATATAAACATAAATGATCAACACTTTTTGCATTAAATATGAAAACTGAATACATCTGCATACATTTGAATAATTGTTATTTTAATGTTGACAAAAGTGTTCTAGAATTTTCAAAGTGTAACTTTGCATCCCTATGCAATATTACAAAATAATAAAACCCACCCTATATTTGCCCAATGAGTGAAAAAAGAATATCCGTTGTCATTAGTGACGAACAACTTGTCGTACTAGATCAATTGCAAAAAGAAATGGATATTGATCTATCTAAGTTAATCAGGTGGTGCATTGATACCTGCATTGACCTGGGTAAAAATCAGGATGACATGCATGAATTGCTTGGCCTGGAAATATCTGCTAGTCTTCGTGGCCTGCATTCAGGTAAAAGCAATTATCTCCTTGACTCCATATCCAGGACCAAGTAATCCTTATAATACCCCTGCGTGGGCCATAAGCCCAAAGCAGGGGTAATGTATTAATATATACAGGTATATACAGGGAACATCAGGTAAGTTATGTTGCATGTTTATCAGGGAACTTCATGTATGTTACCTGGTAGTAAATTATACACAGGTTATTCAGGGATGGTCTTTTAAGGGTCCATTAGGGACCTAAAAAAGACCATAAACTTATCAGGGGGTAGTAAATTATACACAGGTTATTCAGGGATGGTCTTTTAAGGGTCCATTAGGGACCTAAAAAAGACCATAAACTTATCAGGGGTATTTATGCACCAAGCAGAAAACCAACGCTACGCATCAGGGGTAATATCTATATGAGGTGTTTCCCTCATTGCATTTAATTCCTTCTGCACTTCATCCAGGGTTACTACCTTTTTATGCTCAACAATACTGGTTGCCTGTCCCAAGTCTGACTTTTCCTTGTCCCTAAGTATTCCAAATGCAATAGGTAATACCCCTGCAGGAATTTGATCAGATTCTAGTTTTTCTATTATCTTCATCAGACATGCCTGGGATGCATATGAAGTTAAACCCATTGTCAGGTTCTGCACCTTATCAATAGTTTTAGTTTCCCTCTTAGCAATAGCAGTAATGGTTTCAGGGGCACACTTGTTATCCTTGGCTATCCTGGTTAATGCCTTACCTTCAGATAATTCCTGGACAACCTTGGCATACCTTTCAGGATCCTTCTTTGCCAGTTTATCCCCTGTGAACAGAGAAGGGCATATATCTTCCTCTGTAGTCAGGGCAGGCAAGTTATCAGGTATTACTATCTTTCTCTTTTTCTTGGTTGGCATGTTACTCCTTTATTTCAATAGGGAATATATAAACAGGGCTAACTTCTCTCGGCATACAATCCTGGATATTATGTGAAAAATGCTCCCAACAATCATCCCTGGTTAAATTCTTGTCCTGTTGCTGTATTACTTCCAGGATCTTTTCAATATCATAGACTACCCTGGTGCATTCAGCATTAATACCAATGATGCAGTCATTGTATTCGTCTGTTAATACATGCAATCCATGTTCTAAGACCAAGTCAGGTAATACAGGTTCACTCTTTATTGGTGCTATCATTTGGATCCTTGACTTTCAGGGTTATTTGCTTGGCTTCAATAACATTAGGGTAAATACCCTGCTCTGCATGTTTAGCCAGGTGATCAATGCAATTAGTCACTGCCTGCTCAATAGTCTCACCAGGTACAACTATTTGTTCCAGGGACATTACCCATGCTTTTTCTGTGTCAGTCATTTCCTTTTCGCAGTTTTAGCACTGGCTTTAAATGCTTTAGCAGTTGGTGCCCCCTTACTACCTGCCTTCCTCATTCTTTCCCCTGAACCCCCTGCAATACGGGCCTTCTTGGCGTGAATATTTGCGTACAATCCTTTTTTTGCTTTCATAATTGGTGCAAGGATATTGAAATGTTTTTCAATTAGCTAGGTATGGCATTATTTTTCACCCCCCCCTGGTATTTAATGCATATATTATCCACTGCTACAGAATAATAACACGCTAATTATCAGGCACTTATGAATTAACCTGTCAATTATCTGTCAGTTTTTGTCAGGGCGAAGGGGGGGAGGGGGTGTTGATTATCAACGATTTACGATTCCACGACCGATTCCCCCAAATGAAAAAAAATTGACAATTAGCCAGGGGGGTAAACCCTAATAATCCCTGCACTGATGGGGGCTACAGGTTCGGCAATAAATCCTACAGGGTTTATCCCCTAACAACTTTTTATCCTGTCAAGGGGATAATAAGGGCATTCCCTTAATATCCCATTAATATGGACACAGGTGGACATGACTAGTCTACCCTGGAAAACCCTGCTTAACATAGGCACATGGCATTGTCCTGGACTCCACATCCTATTTTAACCATCCCGTCAAGGGATGAGCAACTGGCTATGGGTGCGGAAAGGTTGATGGAGTATTGGGAGAGAAGGGAAGGGGCAATTGAACGGGAAATTGAGGATCCATTTAGGTATGGTACTGAATTACCGCACTGGAAAAAGGTGGATGAAATATTGGAAACAAAAGCAGAATTGCTACTGCTTGGTGGTAATCGTTCATCGAAAACCGAGGCAATTGCGAAACGGGTTGTTAAGTCCCTGGTAGCAAACCCAGGCAGTGTAATATGGTGTTTTACTGCCACCAGTCAGAATAGCATAGCTAACCAACAGGCCGTGGTGCATAAGTATTTACCTGCTGAATTTAAGACCCTGGGCAGAAGTAGGGTTCATTATGTCTCTTATTCGCAGAAGAACGGGTATACTTCATCTAGTTTTATTTTACCGAATCGAAGCACCTGTGTATTTCGTAACTGGTCCCAAAATATTGAAACTATTGAGGGTGGTGAAGTTGGTTGCAGGGAACAGGCAAAACCAGGTACGCATAATATAGGAATTTGGTTTGACGAAGAGGTGCCCCAAAATTTTTTAAATACAGGGCGGTATAGGTGTTTATCTAGGGCAGACCCTAAAACAGGGATCCCTGCCAGGGTAATCAGTACCTTTACGACAATATCAGGGTGGACCAGTGTGGTTAATAGTTTTTTGTCAGGGGCTGTTACCCTGGAAGACAAGGAAGCAGAATTATTACCTGGTGAACGGGTCCCTGTTGTACAACAACCTGTACGGAAGAATGCACAAATATTATATTTTCATACGGCAGACAACCCTTATGGGGGTTGGCCTGCCATGAAAATGCAATTGGAAGGGGCAAAAAGGGATGAAATTTTAACCAGGGCCTACGGGGTCCCAACCAAGCCAAGCAACACGACATTCAGGAATTTAGACTCCCGTGTTGTAATGAAGCACCAGGATATTCCAGTTGTTAAAGATAAGAAGAATAACCCCTGTAATTATATTTTATCCATAGACCCTGCAGGTAGTAAATCCTGGTTTATTCTGTTAGTGGCTGTTGATGTTTTCGGTGTGCATTATGTTTTAAAGGAATGGCCTGGTGTGGATATTGGGGAATGGGCTGACCTGGATAAAGGGGAAAAAGGAGTACCAGGGGATGCATCTAAGCCAAATGGTAATGGGATAGGAGACTACGCAAAAATAATCAGGGAAATGCTCAAGGGCATTGATGATGAAGAAGTGGTAGGTATGCACGGGAATGTTGAAATAATAATTGACCCCAGGATGGGAAGTGCAACTTATGCAAAAAGCGAAGGAACGAGTAATATAATTAGTGACCTTCAAGATCATGGAATAAATGTTTACCCTGCTGAAGGCTTGCCCATAGAAGATGGATTGCAGGCAATTAATTCTCTTTTGTCTTATGACAAAGAGAAAGAAATTGACCTGAGCAACAGGCCCAAATTGTTTTTTTCTGACCAGGTAGGTAACACTTTATTTTGCTGTATGAATTACAGCATAGATGACGGAATGAAGGCTGTGACCAAGGACCCTGTTGACTGCCTTCGATATGTGGCAATTGGCAATTATTCCTACATTGAGGATTCAGAATTAAGAATAAGTGAGCCAGGTGGTTACTGATGCATAAGATAGTTATAGAGGCTAACGAAATTGAACACCTGATTCAGGTTAGCCTGCTTAGATGCTCGCATAATAGAATGAGCAAAAGGCCTGGATTAAATATTATGAATTGCTTGCAGGGGTGCATAGGAGAATTGGCATTTGCAAAATACTTTAATTTTTTCCCTGACTTTACCTGGGAGACCAGGACCCACACGGGCACCAGTTCAAAATGGTATGACTTTAAGCTGAATAATGGAAAAACCTATGACATAAAAACGAGTCCCAAAGACTCGTTTGCTATTAATCAGCAGGCAACCACTTTCAAGAATCAGCCTGATTATTTTGTTTTTGTTCAAACTCCAATTGTGGATCTGAACAAACAAATAACTGATCAAACTGCAATTATACATGGGTACAGCACAATAAAAAATATTCGGAATTGTTTTTTAAGTTACTCAGGCAAAACCCCCTTTTTTCTAATTAAGAAAAATAACATAAAATCACTTACCAGGAAACAATATGCGTAAAGTATCTAAAGAAGAATTACAGGCCCTTCGTGATAAAGGATTATCCTACCAAAAAATTAGTGATAAACTGGACATTTCAGTAAGCACGATCAAGCGAAGATTAAGGGAGCCTAAACCTGAAGTGTTCCCCAGGTATCAATCTGCTGTGGTGACCAGGTTATTGGTCAATGCCCGTTTAATTCAGGTAACATATGACGGAATTACCCGTATTGCTGTTAAAAAACCAGGTTATTTATACAAATTAAAACAAGAAGTGACCCTTGAGCTAGTGGATGAAAAAACAGCAAGAGTCCTGTGAAACTAAACAGGAACGGGCTGACAGGATAGACACACTGCTTCGTTACTTAATTGTTAAAAACGCATCCCTGACAAAACCAGGGGATGATTACCCACAAATGACCCTGGACGAAATAGCTGAGTTTTGTGGCACTGACAAAATGGTAATATTTAGGGCGGAGCAATCTGCCCTGGCTAAGTTCAAGTCTAAAATTCCTGATTTTAATTTATACTTAGGGTTGGATGGAAAAACCCAATGAACAAAACTATTCAGAAGAACCTGACATTGAGTCACTCCAGGAGGATTTAAACCGATGCAGGGGTAATCTTTCCTACTATAAGGACAAGGCCGATACCGCCCGTGATACTAGGTTTGGAGCCTGGCCAGGGCGAAATTACAGAACTAATAAGAAAGAAGGTCAACATGCCTTTCCCTGGCCTGGAGCCAGTGACCAGGCAGTTGGTTTAATTGACCAAATTATTTGTGCTGATGTTGCCATGATGAAACGGGCAGTTTCAGGTGGTAATTTAAAAGCAATGCCAACTGAGCCGACTGACATACGGGTTGCCAGTTTAGTTGGCAAATACATGAAATGGACTTTGTCCGAAATGGATGAATTTGACCGAGAGGTTGGGATCCTGGCAAACAATGTTCAAATGTATGGCAACGGAGTCCTGGGCACCTATTGGCACAGAAAAATTGATCGGTATTACGCACCAATTTCCCTGGAAGAAATTGCTCAACAGAGTCCTGATTTAGCTGAAGCCATTATGGCAAAAGATAAGTCAGCAAATGCATTACTTGCCCAAATATTTCCAAATTTAAAAAAGAAACGGATTAATAAAATAATAAAAGACCTGGCTGAAAACGGGCAGGCAGAAGTGCCCAGGGAAAGAATGGTCAGCAACAGACCATGCATAAAATCCTATGAAATTGGCAGGGACATAATTTTTGACAGCAATGTATTAAGTGACATTCAGAATGCCAGGGCAGTTTACTGCATTCATCATCATTCCCCTGAATCGTTAAAGGAAATGGTATTCACCCAGGGTTTTGACCCTAAGTATGTGGATGAATTAATTGAAAAAGTTGGGTCAAATAATGCATCCAGTGACTTTACAGATTTTCCTGAACACAGGAACCACGATGATATTGAACACTATGAAGGTTTGATCAGGTTGGTTAGTTGTTACAGAAGGGAACTGGATGAAGATGGAGTGCCTTTGATAAGTCACACCATCTTCAGTGAAGACTTAGACGGGTACGCAAAGCATGAATTAAATTCCTATGCCCAGGGTAAATATCCATTTACCAGTTTTTGCAGGGAAACTATAAACCATCGCATTTTAGACTCACGGGGATTATGTGAAATTTTACAGCCTTATGAGCAGGCTATAAAAGTTGAAATTGATTCACGAATTGACCGAGCATCATTGTCAACTATTCCACCAATTATGTTCCAAACGGGTAGGAAGCCTGAAAGGATAGGGCCTGGTAGTTTTATTCCAATTCGCAGACCTGGCGAAGTTCAGTTCATGGACATACCTCCATATTCACCTGCATCGACAGAGGTGGAAAATGAAATGCGAATGATTGCCAACAAGATTGCAGGCAGGCCCACAAGTAATGAAGACCAGGTTGAGGCAAATCTAATTCGCCAGGAAATGGTAAGCATGTGGCTATCTAATTGGAAACCTGTGTTAAAACAACTTTGGCACCTGCAAAGAACATATGGAGGTGCTGAACAATGGGCACGGGCTACTGGGAATGAACAGGATATACAGGTTGCATTTGAGGAAACTAGTGAGCAGTTTGACTTTAAACTTACCTTTAATGCTGACTCATTAGACCAGGATAAGGTCCTGGATAAATTAAAAGCACTCGGTGAAGTTTTTGCTCAGTACGACAGGCAGGGCCAAGCTAATTTTGGGGAGTTGATGAAGTTATATGCTGAATCAATTGACCCTAACCTGGCTGACCGATTGATCATGCCTCAACAGGCATCAAGTCAAAAAGAAATTGAGGAAACAAGTGCTGACTTAGCTAAAATTGCATCAGGGCAAGTTGTAAATGCTCCTGAGAATAGTAACACACAATTACGAAGACAGGTAGTTGAAGGATTCCTTGAGGGGACCGAAGAAATACCTGCAATAGATGTACAGCAAAGGCTTCAAAGTGATGAAGGTTTTAAAGCCAGGCTAGATAATTATATGAAACAAATTAGCTTCCAGGACCAACAACGAAGAAATGGGCTAACGGGCAAATTAGGGGCACCTCCTGGTAATGTCCCTGCAACCAATGCTGTCGCAAATGGATAATTTAGATCAGGCCGTACAGGCTTTAAAAGATAGACCTGACTTTGAATTTATAGTCGATCACTTTAAGAAATACCGAGAGGCATATATTAGTGACCTAACAAGCACAGCAATTGTGGAAAATCCCCAATTGCTTGCCCACACGAGTGGTTGCATTTCAGTCCTGGATATAATTTTACGGGAAATAGAAAGTGCTAAAAGTGGATCCAGTTGACCAAGTAAAATCAGGGGTCATTCAGCTTTGTAATCAGTTTTCAAAAGAGTCAGACCTGGATGAAGCCGAGATTGTAAGTGCGGTTGTTCAAGGGGTAAATAAATGGCTAGACGATGAAGTAATTGAATTTACTCCTGATCTTTAGTCTAAAACTTATTTTTTTAGGTTAAAATTAAGTTTCATGGCAGGGGTAACTCTGCAGACAAGAATGCGACTTAATTAAAATGCAGATTAAAGAAAATACAATCGAGGTTGCCGAGCAAACTGCAACAGAAGACATGCCTAACGAAAATCTCACAAATGATGATTTGCTGAATTTTATATCCAGTGAGCCAACAGATGATGAGTCATCTACTGAACTAGTTGCCACTGAATCAGAGGCAGAGACTGAAGAAGAAGATGGGAACAATGATCTTTTACAATCAGGGGACGAAACTGAAGAGGATGAAGTTGAATCTGAGGACGATACTGACCAGGAGGAAACTCCAAAATCGGTACAGAAACTTTTACGACAGGTGGGAAAATTAACTGCCCGTGCAAAAAGTGCTGAAGAGAATTATGAATCACTGCAAAATGAATTAAATTCTTTACGAGAAAAAAAGTCTGAAGAAAAAGCAAAATCTGCTTCGGTTAATGAAGTTGAAACATTTGAAGAATTAGAAACTCTTCGCCAGGAAGCAATTAGTGCCAAGAAATGGGCACGAAAGCACGAAGGTCAGGAGTATGTTGAGGAAAATGGTCAGGAATTTTCTAAAGAGCAAATAAAGCAAATTAGAGATAATGCCGAAGATTGCTTGGATGAAGAAATACCTGCCAGGATGAAATTCTTACAGGAAAAACATCAATCCAATAACTTAGCTAGTCAGACTTTTGGTTTCCTAAAGGAACCAAAATCCGAAGAGTTCAAATTGCTTCAATCGATAAACCAAAACGACAGGTTTAAGGTTTTAGATACATTACCCAACGGGTTGTATATAAAATCTTTAATTGTTGAGGGGTGCAGGGCAGTAAAAAACAAAGAAGTAAAACCTTTAAAGAAAGCTACACCTACACCACCAACTGAGCCAATTGGTGAAGTTTCTCCCCCCGTTCAAAAAGTAAAAAAATCAAAGTCCAAAGTTTTAGGGTCAGGCAATGTCACTGAAGATCAATTAATCGCTTTTTTATCATAACTTTAAAATTTACAGGAGAATATTTATTATGCCATTAGCAACATCATATGACTTAGGAGACAGACCATCTGTCAGAGGGGCAAGAGAATCACTAGATAATACATTACGCAGAACTGCCGTGGAATCCACTCCAATGTTCGCAATGTTATCACGAGGGCCAAAGGCCAAAGCAATGTTTACGGAATGGATGGTTGATGACCTTTCAGAAGTTTCATTTCCAGGAGTAATTGACGGGGCACCATTGGCATTCGATGGTGGATTCGTTGACAAAACCGCTGATCGTGCGAGATTAGGAAACAGAATCCAACAAATCCAACGCACATTTGCATCTTCGCCCCAGGCTGAAGCAGTTGATGTGGCAGGCCCTGGATCATCACTTTACACCGAAAGTAAAGCACGTGCCCTTATAGAGTTAAAAAGAGATATTGAAGCATGTATTTGCTCTGACCAGGACCAAGCAGTTGGAACAGGTCAAGCAGGTGACAAGCTCAGTGGGTTAGGTGCATGGACGGACCCTGCAAACACCACAACTTATGGTTCAAGCCTTCAACAAGGTTATCGTTCTGTCAGTGGTTCTCGTTTTGACTTGTCATCAGCAGGTTCAATGACCGAAGACAATCTTCGTTCAGTTTTACAGGCTATTTTTGAACAGCACGGATCCGCTACTAGTTACAAATTAGTAGGTGGCCCAAATTGTCTAAATGAAATTGCGGACATGACCCGTACAAATGTTGCATCAGGTTCACCATCGTTCCAACTTACTCAAAATGTAGGTGACGGAACCTTGAAATTACAAGTCCAGGAATATATTTCTGACTGGGGACGGGTTTATCTAGTGCCAACTCTACTCAATGGTAGAACTTCAGGTGGTGCTTTGGATGCAACTTCTCGAAACAGAGGTTATATCATCCCTTCTGACAATCACTTGTCTATTCGTTTCCTTGAAGACATTAAGTCCATTGACTTGGAAGATGTTGACGGGGGTGGTAAACGAGGTTTAGCCCGTACAATGTTGACCATCACTCCAACAAGTGCAGGTAAACCATTGGGATCGATAGTTTAACTTTTAACCAGGTTTAATAGGTCCTGGTTATGAAAATATGGGGGAGCCAGTTCGTGGGGTAGTGGCTCCCCCTTTTTTATATTTATTATGAGTCTAAATATTATAATTCGTGGCGGTAAGAAAAGCATGTCAGATGGTGAGTTAAATGACTATTTGGCCAGGGAGAATAATAAAAAAGCATATTACGAAAAGCAGACTTATATGAAACGGCAACGCAAGGTTGCCAGGGACAATCAGCATTTGAAAGGCACTAGTTTAAAAAGCATGAAGCCAACAGGTGCGATTGACTTAACAACTTTTGTGAGAATGGAACAGCAAGATCCTGGCTTTTGGGACGATAAAAAAAGCCGAGATTCTTTCATGCGTGATAATCCTGAGTGCAGGATTCAACCTGATTAATGGACACAAAGAACCAAAGTTTTACTGATGCTGAATCTAAATTCAAAGCACTTATTGGTGTAGATATATTAAACACTTTTGATCAAAATTTATTCCGTCATGCATTAAAACAATATTTCAGAAAAGCATACGAGTCATATCC